GCATGATTTCAGCCAATCTGCGCCTGGTGGCCCATGTCGCCAAGCGCAGCACCCATCTCGCACAGACCATGACATTTATGGACATTGTGCAAGAAGGCAGTATTGGGCTGATCCGTGGCGTTGAGAAGTTTGATCCTGAGCGCGGTTATAAATTCAGCACCTACGCCTACTGGTGGATTCGTCAAGGCATCAGCCGGTCGATACAAAAACAGGACCGCGTAATGCGGCTGCCTGTCAATCATCTCGACAGCCTGACCAAGCTGCGCAAATGGGCAGCACGGTTCCATGAAGCCAACGATAGGGCACCCACAACGCAAGAATCAGCTGAATACCTGGAAATGGAGCCTGAGCAGTTAATTCTGCTGCTTGAACGATACCCCAGGATGGGCAGCCTGCACACGCAAATGAGTGATGACGGCGGTGCACAACTGATCGACATCATCCCAGACCGTGAGCAGAAAGATGCACTCGAAGTATCTGCCGAACGGCAGTTAATCGATAAAGCGTGCAAAGTCATAGAGAAGCTGCCCGAAAAAGAACGCGTGGTGGCATCTATGGCCTACGGCTTGGATGGCTATGCTTTGAGTACGTTGCAAGAAATAGCTACAGCGGAATCTGTCTCTAGAGAGGCAGTACGGCAACGTCTCCTGCGCATTAACAACAAAATGCGCCGTTATCTAAACTTCGTGGCAAGCTGATGACACCGCCCCCAGAGCTGGTCCGGATCAACACATCATCTGGGCCACTTTGGCGGATCACATACGCCGGCATGACCCGCGAGCACGGGCAAGAATGGCAGGCTAAATGGATTTATGAGCAGGCAGTGCGCATGTATCACTCAGCTGCTAATCCGGCCTCCAGCTCCATCACTCTATAGACCGCTTGCTTTAAAAGCTTGGTTTGATGCCAATTTTGACGCGTGAGCTGAATGCACAGATCTGTCAGTATCATCATGTCGGTTGTGTCTGTGATCTCGCGCACCGTAGCTTCGAGATGCAGTTCTTCTTCTAGAGACTGCTCTACTACCATCCAGTCAGCCCAGCCCATAGTATGAGATCGGTTACCTCATTCAAACCACCGATGGCATCACCGTCGAGTGATTGTTGTAATGACCAACGTTTGCGTAGCTATTAAGCGGCACACTAGACATGGTATGGAACACCATCTGCCCGATCTTAAGCCCAGGATATAGCGGCAACGGGTGATGGAGCCGTACATTTTTTAGCTCCAGGGTCAGGCGGCTGCCGTGCCAACCAGGATCACACCATCCTGCAAGCATGTGCTGATAGCCTGCTCTGGCTCGGCTGGATTTCAATACAAACTGCGCCGATAAGTCTTCAGGCAGATTAAATACCTCTTGAGTATGAGCCAAAACAAATTCGCCCGGTTGTAGCCAGTATGGATCAGACTCGGTGCAATGTGAAATGTCAAAACGTACGAACTCGGGTTGATAGATGCTCTCGATCATTAAGTGATCACCCAGTACTACATCAAGACTGGCGGGATTCAGTAACTCAGGACTAAAAGGCTCCACCATGCGGCTGCCCTTACAACGTGCCTTAATCTCCCAGTCACTCAATACCGGCATACGTCATGCACAAAACAGCATTCTACTCAATATGCTCAAGAATGCTTTTTTCAGCATGATACGGGCCTTTTTGATGCATCTCAGTCACATCCCGCACCCATGGCACCAGCCAGTTATTGACCTGTGAGCATTGATCCCAATTCACAGGCTTGACGCATTGCACCACAACAGTCGTCCAGAACGCACTTATAAACGCCCAGACCCAGTAGAACTCACTCATCAACCAAGATAACCCAACCCGTACCGGGCCCTTCAGCTTGCCAACGCTGGTAAAACGCAGCCTGTCTCACTCGGACATTACGTCCCAGGTGCGGATTACTATGCCCGCCCTTCTCCATTTCTGGGTAGCCACGAGGGTCTTGCATGATCCACTCTGGATCGTTGCTGTTCTTGCCTGCGTAACCGCTGATCACGCTCCAATGACCGCAACCTAAACCGCTGCACATTGGTGGTTCGCCACGAAGCATGTTGCCGTGATGTAACCAACCAACCAAAACTGGCCTGCCATTTTCAATCTCAAGCTCCACCATGTCTGCATCACCGTCTTTGCGAAATTCAGCTTTCAGGCCAAGTGTGCCTAGTGCTAAGAGCTGCGCGTCAATCGACGTCGTATCGCCGAACTGAGCGCGGATTTCGTTGTACTCATCATCTGTCTTGATCTTCTTGTAATATGCTGCCACCATCGCAGCTGCAGAACTGAAACACTCACGATATCCCGTTCCAGTCTCGTTGTCGAGTTGCTTGAAGTAGGGCATAAAAATCTGTTGGTCGTATCCGCTTTCCTTCCAAGCTTGGAACCAGTCAGCATCATCCTCTTCCAATAACTCTGGCGGCATTGACTCCTCAAGCTGTTTAATTGCAGCCAGCTGATGGGGCGTACCACGAAAGAATTGAAAAAACGGCAATAACCCTAGTGTCACAACAAGAAGCAGTAAGGTTAGTTGGATGATACCGGTGACCATCTATTTGTCAATCCTTGTATCAGGCAATAGCAAAACCTTTAGGTGCTTGACTGCAAGATCGTCCAAATCATTGTCGGTGCGAGTGACAATTCGCTCCAACATCGCAACAATCAGCTCTTTGAACGCTCTAGAGCGCCACATCGTCATGATCAGCGGCTTAAGAACTAGAAGCATTGAGTTAACCTAGTTACCCTGTAACGGTAGCTCTGTTGCGTCATGGCCACCAACCCCGAAGAGCAGCACGAAAAAGAAGGCGTCAGCGTTGCTGATGTTGTCAAATGTGCAGTCTTGGTCTGGAGCGCCACGCTGCTCACCGTCTCCTATCTAGGTTTCTTCCCTCAGATGAAGATGGACAATACGTTCGTCGCATCACTGCTCACGGGTGCTATGGCCTCTTTTGGTATCGAGCGCAAGAGCAATAGCAATGGTAATAAGAAGCCAGCTATCGTAGACAACAAAGATTCCAAGGCTGGCATCAAATGAAGCGCACACTTCTGGTGTTAGCAGCAACGCTTGCAGGTCTTCCCGCTCAAGCAGACATCACCCATAGAATTCAATCAAGCGTTCAGTTGACGGTTGATGGAGCGGGATCAGTCGCCAACCGTGTTGGCAGTTCGCTTTCAGTATCTGGCAATAACGTCACTCTGGACACTACTCCTGCTCTGGGGACACTTACTTCCGGAACCGCTCTTGGTTACACTCCTGGCGCTTTCAGCATTACTACTGCTGGTGACAGCTTTTCATATACAGAAACATATAAAGAAGGCGATGACGTTCCAAGCGTCCTCTCGACAACAGTCACCTCTGGAGTAGTTCCAGCATTGCCTGCTTTCGGCAGCACCACCACAACATCTGGCGGCGTGGCTGGTAGTCTGGCAGGCACAATCGCGACTGATGGTGCTCTTACCATTACCGCTGGTGGCGCTGGTACAACTGCTATCGGTCAAGTCATTCAGGAATTGACTATCAAGTGATGTGGACCGCAATCTGGATCACCTATGGCGTATTCTTCGCCGTAGCTTTTGCTGCTCCAGAAGCACAATCCATTCCTGTTGTGCCCAACTTTCAACAGGGCACACTTAAGTCCACCACCAAAACCACGCAGAAAGTAACGGAGGTCATCAACTCCTACGAGTATCGAACAGGCTATGAGCTAACCGTAAGCGGCACAAATATTGCTCCCGTTGGTGATGTTATTGCTCCAAACAAACTAGTCACGCATACCAATAGTATCAACGGTGTCACCAGCCGGTGGACAGGGCTTGACCCAGCAAGCACCCCAGACTGGAAAATTGTTGAGCAAGGCGCATCGTTTCAGTACATTCAAAGCCTCAACGGTCCAGGGCTGACAAACCATACGATGATCAATCGGACGACTGACATCGAATCTGTTACGGAGACGCTCAGTACATTTACGCAATGAAGCGAGTCATAGCAACGCTTTTGCTGCTTGCCGCTCCAGCAAACGCACAGGTCTCAAGCACTGCAGCGCCAATTGCGAATAGTTCAGGTTCCGTGACCAATCAAGCAGTACAAGTCGTACCTTCAAGGCAATTTACAAATACATACGGGTCAGGTATCAGCTGTCAAGGTGCAACCCTCAACATCAATCCGTTTATCAGCACCACAACCAGCTGGGCCAATCCCTACGAGTCCTATTACAACGAGCCTGTTTATGACACTTTGGATCTCACTGGCGCGTTTGATGAGGAGGGTAATGCCATCCCGGATGGCGTCCCCGACAATCCGGGCAATGTCCTCTATTATCGTCCGATTCGGACAGGGCAAAAATCAAACTTCTCGATTAACGGCGGCATCACTGCCACGATTTCGATACCGCTGGATCGCTCTCATATCAAGAGCTGTCGTAAGGCCGCTGAAAAGCAAGTAGCGCTTTTAGACGCTCAGCTTGCTGATAAACGCCTCAACCACGAAATCGCCAGACTAAAGAATTGCGGCGAGCTGATGAAGCAGGGCGTCATGTTCCACCCCAAGAGCCCATACCGTTCAATCTGTGCGGACGTTGTTTTAGTTAATCCATCAGGTAATCTTCCGCCACACACGCATTCAATCCCTACTTCCGTAAAGACCGCTGATACTGCTGCCGCTCCCATACTGATTCGACAGATACCTTTTTCCCCATCTTCTCCTTAATCTTTTTGATCGCCTTTTTGACTGTTGGCTTGATGGCTTTGAGCAGATAATCGCCTAGCGGTTTCGCGATGATCGCGCTGGTTGTCGCCACTGTCGCAACGACCGCAGTTGACGTAACAAGGCCTGGAGCAGGTAGATAGTTGCCGATGATCGCTGGTACGTCCAGCGGCTTGAGCTGTGGTTTACATTTGCCATCCACGACCTCGTAACCAATGATGACAGCAGTTTGAGTTTTGTTTTGGGCGCCTATAGGGATTGCATCAGGAGGAGGACATGGCAATTCCGGCTCTATACTGGGTATGTCAGCTGCCAACTGCGCGGCGGACGGGGTTGCGACTGCCGGCTGTGTGGACTCAGCCGGTTTTTTCTCGTCTCCAGTGTTTGGCGGCTTCGTCGTTTGGTGCGTGTGCTCGCCCGGCGTAAAATCCAACGGCTCATAATGCGGGATCTCTCCACCTGGCATGTCTGCCACAGGAAAACCCAGCATTAACGTAACTGGTGGCTCTGGTGGCAACGTTGGTGGTGCAATGATCTGACGTGCTCCAATGCTTGGCACGCCTACCGTTTGAATACCAATCTCTGGTATCTCTGGCATAAAATCATAGAGCGATTGCAGGGCCAGTTTTAGTCGGCAACTTTGGCATCTCAGGGATTTCTGGAACGGGCACCTGGTCTAAGACTGCTTTGGTCAATTCAGTCTTTAGATCGCCGATGTACTTTTTGGCCAGAGATGGAATACGCGAATAAAACACCACCGTTCCAACGACCATCGTTCCAGACATCACGAAGGCTGCAGCAGCCATTAAGTTGAAGACTTTTTGCATATAGAAAAGGCCCCGGTAAAGGGGCCGCGAACGTGTGAGGTTCTAATCCAAATCTAACTCAGAACTTGTACTTCAGGCCAGCCTTAAGACCATAGCCAGCATCAAGATCCTTGTACTTGGCGAACGAGACCTCACCGTACACATCAAGCTGGTCGGCAACAGGTGCGGAGACTCCGGTTTTAGCAGAAAAGCCAACCTCAGTGTCACCAGCGTCAGGTTGCAGCCAAGAGGGGCCACCTTGGATATAAAAGGCACCCGCTTCATAACCTACGTGTCCGTCAAAAACAGCCCCGCCAAAATCAGAACCTGACCAACCACCATTCCATTCAGGATTCAGGTAAAAGCCGTCGGCTTGAGCAGGAGATGCCAGCACAGCTGCTGAAACGGCGACACCACTCGCAATGAGGAGCTTGATCATGGTTGATTAAATCATTTGCCTTGACCACGGTAGCGTTTTTTATTGCGCTTGGGACGCGAATGAGTGCCATCTCCTTGCGTGGTACGTTTTGGCTTCCTCGGGACGAATGACTGTCCATTCAGTGATTTGAGGGCCATTCATCAAAAAGGCTTACCAGTAGCTTTGGTTGGAGTGCGCTGCTCATCGATTTGTGCTTGAAGTGCAGCTTGAATCTCAGCAACCTTTTCTGCACCACCAAGCTTGTCTTGTGCCCAGCCGACACAAGTCGCTTCAGTCAGATCTGCGTAAGCAATGATGTCGTCACCTTCAGCAGGTGCATCAAGACCGATGCTGCCATAAGCACCAGCGGTATAGGTGCCGTCATTGGCGCTCACTGAATAGTGAACAACCGAAACGATGCCGTCAGCAACGGTACGTTCCAGAGTGTTGACGGTCCAAGTGAACGTTGTGGTTGGGGTAGACATCGGAGGTGTCGTGATGGAACAAGTTTAGACGCAGAGTAGGGTCAAAGTCTTCTCTAGTTGGCTTCAAGTGCAGAAACCCGTGCCAGCAGATCGGCATTGCTTGTTTCAAGGGTTTCAATGCGTTCCATGGCTTCTTGAAGTGCTTTGACAGCCTTCATGTAAAGCACGGAGTAGTTGACGCTCTTAGTTGTAGTGCCAAGATCGTTGCCTTCTTCGTCAGTGTCAGGCGATTCAATAACAAGACCAGGCGATACAGTTTCAACCTCTTGAGCAACAACACCGATTTGAGTGTGTGTTTGTCCTTCAATGAAGTTGTAGTTGCGAACGCGAAGATCTTTGATGTCGTCCCATTGAGAAGAAGCATCGACGATGTTTTCTTTTAGCTTGACATCAGAAATAGAGCCGTAGGAATTGTTAGAATTTACAACGTTGCCGTTTGTGTAAACAATAAACGACGTGGTTCCAGTGTTGACTGCAGTTGCCCCGTGACCACCTTGAATAAAGCGATTTGAGGTGCCTGCAGCTGCTGCGTTTCCAATAGTTAAACCATCTGAATCTGTATAGAAAGATGGACGCCCACTACTACTAATTCTCATCCGCTCAGTCGGAATCGTCCCACCTTCGGAACCGCTATTAGTCCTGAAAACAAGCATCCCTTTCGTGTCATCTGCAGTGCCATCATGAGCACCATTTACCGAAGCAAGGATGCTCTTTTCGCCACCGCTTTGCTTACCAGTGAACGCCAAATAGCTGAACCGATGGCCGTCAGAATCACTGGCGGTGTCATTGGTAAGCGAGAAAATGTAGGCACTATTCGACCCAGTAAACTCGGCTGTTGCTCCAGAGCCATGGGTGGCAGAACTTGTGCCAACCAACAGCCTGCCCGAGCTGTCTAGGGTCATGGCTTCGGCACCATCGCCAGTGTTAAAGCGCAATTTTGCCCCGGATTTATCAGGGCCAATCATCATTTGATCGGTACTGTCGTTCCAGCGAATCGCTGCCCCGACAGAATCAGCAGGAGCACCAAAAAAGATTGCTGAATTGTTATTGCCAGCTGCTGTAAGAATGCTGATGCCGCAATCGCCATTGCTTTCAACAACTAAATCGTCGGCGGCAGTGCTTGCAGTTACTGTACCGGCTGAATTTGTGTGAACGTGAAGCGTGCCATCAGGATTTGCTTGATTAATGCCGATTTTTCCGTCGCCTGTGATGCGCAGCCGCTCGGCTGGAATGCTACTAACAGGGCTAGCTTGAAAAATTAAATCATGGTCGTTACTGCTAGATTGCCTTTCTGCCACAATTCCACAGCCACGATTAGTGGCGTCTAATGCACTTAGATAAATACGAGCTGATTCACCATTAGTTCCATTGTCGTCACCGGTAATTGTTATCTGGTTATGTCCATTTGCGGTGGCCTGCATTGTGTCTACTATCTGTAGCTTGCTTGCAGGCACCGTCGAGCCAATGCCAACTTTCCCCGAGCTGTCAACTGTTAAAAGCGTAGAGTTGTTATCACCTCGGTCTAAATTAAGATTGTTATTTGCGGAATCAATCCTGAACCCATAGTGAATAGTGCTGTCAGATGGTTGAATTGACAAAGCAACATCACCCGACGTGTTGCTCCTAGGCCTACGGGCTTGAACATCGCCCGAGCTTCCAATACGCATCCGCTCCGTGACCGCACCAGCTGCAGTTCCCGTCGCAAATTGCAAGTAACCAGCGGCATTTCCACTGGTTGCGTTTTCTTTTCGACCTGCAATAGAAGCTACGCCGTAGTTGCTAACACTTCCAATATGAGAGGTAAAGACAAGGGGTAATCCTGTGTCAGCCGCTAAAGCTGATGTGGATTGCAACATTACACCATCGCGAGTATTTACAGCTTCACTTGCTGCTGCAATATGCAAAATCTCTTCAGGCGCAGAGGTTCCGATCCCGACATTGCCTGCGCTCGTGACGCGCATCCTTTCCGCATTTGCGCTTGTCGAATGAAATCTTAAAGCACCGTTACTATTACCATTATCAAAATCAAATCTACCGTTAGTCTGAGCCAGAATAATATCGTTTGTTATATGCATCTTTCCGTCAACGCTGAGCTTTTCTGTAGGCGACGTCTCATTGATCCCGACATTGCCCGAGCTGTCGATGCGCATGGCATCACTGCCATCAACCAAAAATCTTATGAGTGAATCGCTTTTTTCATTATCACGATCAGCTTCAAGAATTAAATCACCGCCAGCGCCAGAAATTTGACATTCAGGAGTACCGGTAGCATCACTGTCAGTGAGCCTAATTATCGGAGAAGTGCTCTCAAGATCTAGCAATACTGTCGGAGACGACGTGCCAATTCCACAGCGGCCAGAACTATCAATAAACAGCCTGTTTGTCCCACCAGTAACCAACGCGAGTTGGTCTGCGCCAGGCCGGTAAATGCCGGTATTTTTGTCGCTATCGAACGAAAACGCAGGCGTGGCAGCAGCGCCATCACCTGCACTTTCCAGCAAATCCCCAACTGTTACTTTTTTCGTCTCGTCAGAACTAATATCAACAAACGGCAGAACGTCAGTGCTCGCAGGTGCGGTGTCCTGATTCAGGTCAGTGATTTTGACGTTTGCCACAACCTAGAACTAAAAACTGCGTGCCTACAGTCTACCGTTCCAAACGTCAAGCGCCCATCAGCTGCCAGCCTCAAGTGCGGCAACCTTGGTTTCGAGCGTTTCGATGCGGTCCATTGCCTCTTGCAAGGCTTTAACGGCTTTCATGTACAGAACAGAGTAAGACACTGTTTTTGTCGTCGTACCAAGGCTGTTGCCGTCAGAATCTTCGTCGTTTGATTCTTTGACGAGCCCTGGCGATACAGTTTCAAGCTCTTGCGCAATCACGCCAATTTGCGTGTGAGTTCCAAAGCCAGTGCTTGACTTAAAGTTGTAATTTCTAACCCGAACATCTTTGATGTCATCCCACTGCGAGCCAGCATCAACAATGTTTTCTTTCAGCTTGCTGTCTGAAATTGCGCCATAACTGTTGTTGGTGTTTTGCAAGTCGCCATCGCCTTTAACCCGTGCCTCGCCAAGGCCAGTGCCGCCAAACACCTGCAGCACGTTGTTGCCAGCTACAGTGTCTCTTCCGAGTTTGTGAACTCCATTATCCTGCAAGTCAAAGCCACTTGTGCCAATCGCAGGAGATCCGTTAGTGATATTGCCGCCAGAAACGCTTAAGTTGCCGCTACTGTCAATCGTCAGCCTAGTGCTGTTATCAGTATCAAAAGCAAGGCTGTTATCGTTGTGATTGTATTTTATTTTGCCGATGTTATTGTCACCTGTATCGCCTAGTCTGATTATTGAAGAGTCGTTGGTGTCAGAAATAATTTGAACAACGCAGTCACCTCCGCCATTCTCAACGTGTAATTTAGCCTCAGGAGAATTGTCCCCGATTCCCACATTTCCGGCTGTATCAATAGTCAGCTTCCGGTCACCGCCGACAACGATAGAAAAATCACCATCAGAACTCCGCCTTAATCCAGTATCGACATCATCCTTAAATGCAAGGCCAGGTGCAGCAATCGTTCCATCGCCGATATAAAATTGTCCATTGGCAATCGTTCCAATGCCACCGGAAACAATCTCGCATATTTTGATCCATGCGCCATCAGAGCTGTCTCTGATTTTCAGCAGGTTTGGACTGCTTCCAGTGTCAGCCCAAAGCATGTACGCAGCAGTTGTGCTTGGGGCTGTTCCGCTGTTATTGGTAAGGACAGCTTGAAGAGCACTGTTTATGTCGGAACGGACAGCAGCACCGGAGGCGTTATCAATAACGTAATCGTGTTGAGCCATCGGTTAGGTCGCTGCAGACAACTTTGCTACCATCTTACTTACGCCTGCCATAGCCCACAGCTGTGTAGCTGAAGTTGCGGTCAACATTGCTGCCACTTGAATTCAGGACATCAACGCTAAACCCTGTACTGGTGACGTTGCTGACATTGACCCGCTCTCCGTTGCCAAGGTTTTGCACCGTAACTCCAATGCTCGGCAGATAAGCGTTCGCGCCACCAAGACCTGCCGTACCAACAAAAAACGGCTTGTTGAACGTTATCGCTTTGGTGCTGGTGCCTGAAGCAATTACACCATCGCTGTTTTCTTGCCGCCGCTGGAACGTTGCCTCATACCCCAACTCATCAATCAAAATGTTCTGACCGGGATCTGTGGTGGTCAGTTCTGCCTTGAACTGGAACGCACGCGCAACAAACGTTCCACTGATAAATTCACGCCAATCAGTGTATGTAGGTGAGCCTGACGGGTCATCCTCAGTGCTTCGCATATAGAGCTTGGCATCAACAGCATCAGACTCCGAACCACCAAAATCAGACCATGTGTCGATCAGGCCAGTGCGCCCATCAATCGTTTCGTCAGGGAAATATGCTCTTGTGACAAAGTGCCTAGACAGATCAAGCGCAAAAACAGCTCCTAGGTCCAGCGTATTTGCAAACGCATATTCTGCAGATGGCGATACGCCTGAGCTTGCATCGAACAGAACGATTGCATCAAAATCAGCTACATCGTCAATTTTTTCTGCATTGTCAATGCTCAGTGCATTAGGAGTCTGAGTTGTGTCATAGAAACAATTTGTTTTGGTTCCCCCGAATGCTGGCGAATCTGTGTCCTCTCGGCGTGACTGAACCAGCAATCGTCCCAAGGTGTCAGGTCGGTCAACCAAAACGCTGGTTGCGCTAAGACTTTTGTTGCCTGAGCTATCTACAAACTTGACAAAAATCTCGCCTTCCACCAACGGCACAGTTGCTTCAGTAGAACTCCCTGGGACTTCTTTCAACTTGACAGAGTTAGGCCATGTTGCTCCACTGGTTTTGTTGCTGTGTTTGATCTGAACCTTGCCACCAACCCTTACGTCAAGATCAACAGTTTCGTCCCAACGCAGCCTTGCGCTGTTTCTGCTGATTGGTTCGATCGACAAGTTTTGCACATTGCCCGGCGCTTCGGTTTTACCAACAAGCTCAAACGATTTCTTGGCACGCTTGCTTACTTTGCCAATAAAACTGGCAGCTCTGATTCTTACCTGCAGCTTGCCCGCTTTCAATCCGCGAAGCGTTATCGAAGGGTTTTGAGTTGTTATCTCAGTAAAGTTGTCATCATCAACTCTGTACTTGATCCTAAACTCATTGAGAGCAATGCCGTCATGTTGCCAACTTAGGTCAAAGCCTGTATGAATCGTTCCACCTTCTTCGTACAAGAATTCTTGACCAGTGATTGCCTCTGGCGGATTCGGTGGATCTGTAAGAAG